CAGCTTTTGCGTCTGCTCCTCCGTCGTAATGTCGACTACCTCAATCCACTGTAGGTCGCCCCCGCCTGACGGCATATCCACCGGACTCCACGCGGTCGGCACGCCGGATGCGTCCACGGCGGCAATCTTGGCGATCTGGCCGACCGTCGCACCGGTGATGTCTGCCTTTGCCCACTCCGGGACGGTCGGGTCGGTTTCCTCGATCGGGTGCGCGGCCAGATAATCAGCAACCGCCTTGGCGATGTCATCCGGGGAAACGGTAGAAAGCTCGTTGAGCTTGGCCATGATTTGCGCATATACGTCCTCTGCCGGGGCGGCAGGGGAACCGCCGGGAGTAAGCACGGAGGACAGGGCCAGAAGCCGGGCCGCCCGGCTGGTGTGCAGGTCCCCGGCATACAGGCCCACGGACACCCAGCCGGACGCAGTCAGCACCGGCAGGGCCGCATTGTCTCCGGTGAACACCACGTCCTGATAGGTGCCGTCCGACAGGTTCACTCGCATGGTCTTGGTGCCGTAAGGCGTCCATTCCTCGTCCAGGTCCCACACCACCGTGTAGTCGCTGTTGTTGCAGATTACAACGCCCTCGCCCTCGGCGCACTTGTCGCGGACTTTGATTTTGATTTCGGGCATATACTCCCTCCTTAAGTCGTCCTGCGCCATGTGTACACGGCCAGGTACGGCGGCATATTGTTGTGGGCCTGGTCCCCGCAATCGGAGGACTGACCGCCGGAATACGCATTGTGCTGATTGCTTGCGGCCTGATACAGCCGGATGGCGTTCACGCCTTCCGTTACACTCTGGCCGGTGTATTTCAGGGTGTGTGCGTGGTCCGGGATTTCCGCTTTGGTCAGCGTGTGGGTCTCCTCGCCGCCGGTACTGCCAGCGGCATGGGAGTCACCCGCCGCCAGCAGGAATACGTCCTTGACCTGCTCCCAGGTGCCTCCAAACAGGTCCGCTGGGGATGTGGCGTCCGTGGACTGGTAGATGCTGCCAACGGGGTGCAGGAGGTCAAGGAGGACGGTGCCGCCCAGGGACACCCCGGCCATTGCCGGGAGCTTCAGGGCCTCGATCAGGCCGCCCACGATCAGAGCGCCGGACTCCGTGCGATACTGCCCGATGGATAGCCCATCCGCATTGGGGGCGGTGCGAAACAGGACCTGTGCAGAGGGCAGGATCACTATCAGGCTATCTGTGCGGCTCAGAGCGTCGGTGGCGGACACGCACACCTCAAACACTGTATCCACGGCCGCGGGGATGATGCCGGAAGCGCTGGGCGCATACTGCCCGGATGCGGCCGGGACGGCCTGGTTGCTCCAGGTATCTGCGCCCTGGGGCCGGTAGCGGATGGCGTATGCCGCCGTATTCTGATCGTCCAGGGCGGATACAGAGCCCGCGAAGGATACCAGGGCATAGGCTCCAGCGGGATTGTCCGCCCCATCGGCATCGCAGCGGGCCACGCTGATGGATCGGATGCCCGGCGCGGCATACGGCAGCACCGTGATCGTGCCCCGCAGCACTGTGGCCAGCCCCCGGGAGTCTGTAACGGTGACGGCATAGGCCACCGTGCCGGACTCCGGCAGCACGCCAGTAGTGGCTGTAGCCCCGGTAGCCGTCAGGCCGGAGATAGCCAGGGTATAGCCCTTGACCGTCGCCCCGTATTTCCCGCTGGCCGTCGTGACGGCCTTCAGGCGGCTCTTGGTCTGCACGTAGGCTCCGTAGGTATCTGCATACCCGGCAGCGTCCGAAAGCACCACGGAGGCCGTAGGGGCCGCGCTGGAGGGCACGGAGGCGGCAAAGCTATAGGACTGACTGCCCAAGGCCGTATCACCGCTGTATGTGGTGATGGTCAGGGTACCCACGCCGGTAGCAGCATTGGGGATATCGTTGGCCAGCTCCATGGGCGGCGTCCATGCTATGGAGGTGTCACCGGTCCGGTCTGTCACCGTCCCGGAGTGCGTACCCCAGGCGTAGGTGATCTTGTGCGTGTAGCTGCTGTCTGCCTTGGTGACGTCCAGCGTGGCGGAGCTACCCAACGTCAGGGCCGGGACAGCCAGGGAGGACGCCCGGGGGATGGTGGGCAGCGTGACCTTGCCGGACACCGTCAGACTGGACGGCGTCCACTGGGAGGTGAATCCGCTGTGCCACTCGGCGGACAGTGTTACCGTTGCCTCACCCTTGGCGTCGTGATCCACGGTAATGGTCTTGGTGCCCAGATCGTACCAGCCCTTGGCAGTGTAGCTGTAAGGGTGGTACACCTTGGTGCCCTGCAGGACGTAATAGCAGCTATTGGCCGCCTGGTTATAGCTCTCGCCGGTGCCGTCGTATATCTGCAGCGACAGGGCGATGGTGCTGCGGTTGTTGCTGCGGGATTGCTGGATTGTATACCTCAGCCGCAGCTGCCAGCCGTATGTGGATTTGGAGCCGTACAGCTCACCCATTGGCATTCACTCCCTTCGCGCCTACTACAGAGCCGTCCGGGTTCACCCGGACCACCAGATTGCCCAGATACAGGCACCCGGCGGTGGGGTCGTCCGGATCCATGGGCCGGATGTACAGCGACGGCGTATATACGCCCCGCTGGTTGATGGACAGCAGGGCCAGGGTCTCCCGGAGGATGTTCAGCCCCTGGTTGTTGATCTGCACCTTTACGGGGTCCCCCTCGCTACCCAGGAGCATGCCCATGGCCGCGGAGAAGCTCATGTACTGGTTCATGGTGCGGACGGTCTGGCGGATATCGCCGGTGGCGTCCTCCACCTGCTCTGTGATCTCCTCGGATACCTCCATGCGGATCTGATCCGGCAGGATGGCCAGAGTGGCATCCATGACCCGTTTGTAGCTCTCAAAGTCCCCGATTTCCACATACTGTTCCAGCGCCTCCAGGAGTATCTGCCGGTCCGACTGGGAGATCTGCGTCATGCGCTCGGTGAGGATCTGCCGCACCGTGTTGATCCGCTCCTCGGTCTCCTGCCGTACCTCCTCCATGCCCTGGGATACGCGGTTGCGCTCGTCCTCCACGTCGCCGGTAAAGGTGCGCTGAGTACGGCCCATGGTGACAGTGGTCTGCGCCGGATCCAAGAGATCAATGTGCATTTGCAGCAGAGGCATGGCCGCCCGGATGCCGTGGGGCGTGGTGGCCAGCATGGTATACCGGCCTACTCGCCAGGCGGCCACAGCGGCGTCTGTAACGTGGAGATCAATGGCCTTGCAGGTAATGGACTCCTCCAGCGCCCATCCGGAGGTTGCCAGCCGGGCCGCTGCGTAGGACTGGAGGTTTCCGGCCACGGTGACGTCTTGCCAATCCGTGGGACCGGGACAGATCCAACCGTACTTCGCCACACCGGCCCGGGACCAGACATACGGGCCCTTCTTGACCAGGTCGTCCGTCAGGTCGCCGTCGGCCAGCTCCGTGATGGTCAGGCCGTCCTTGCCCACCGGCAGGATGGCAGTGTAGATGCCGGTGCCGGTAAGCTGGCGCTCCAGGTCCAGGAGATTTTGGCCGAACTGCACCGCCTGAGCGTTGGTCAGCGGCAGGTCCGCGTAATAATCCAGATAGTTGCCGTCCGCCTCGTACCGCATCAGGAGGTATCCACCCAGGGCGGAGCCGGTAAGGCGGGTGGTCATGGCCTCCATGGTGGTGAGATACTTGGTGGCGCTGCGGGCAATGTAGTTGTTGGCGTCCGTCACGGTGCAGACGCCCGGCTTGATCTGCTGATCCGCAGATACCTTGGCATTGTGCTGGGCCAGGAACCAGCGGAACAGGAAATCTACCACGTTGCCGTTGTTGGCAGCCGCCTGATAGCCCGCATCCTCCGCAAAATCGTCCGGGTAAGCAAACGGGGGGACGGTGGAATCGTTGAGCACCGCCATGACGCCCTCTGCCGTAACGTTGAGAGTGTTGCGGAAGTCGCCCACCTGGGAGGTAATGCGGCCCCGCCACACTACATACTGCCCTTGCAGCAGCTCCAGGCCGGGGCGCATATAGGGCAGCTTGTCCCGGTAGGGATGATCCGGCGGTAAAGAGAACGCCATACTCCCCGCCTTGCCGGCCGTCAGCTCCACCGTGGCCGCAGACACCCGCAGGTTGTCCGTCTCGTTGGCGCCGCGCGGATCGTACAGGATGTAATCCCCGTAACGCAGCTGATAGCCAGCAAAGTCCTGCGCAGTCTCCTGGGGGTCCGTGCCACAGACGGCAAGCCCGGCAATGGCCTTGCCGCATACTGCGCCGGTGTAGCTCATAGCGATGCCTCCTGATAGGTGACGGACACCGTGGTCCCGGCTGCGGCCGTGACGGCAAGGGTGTTGCTGCCGGCTGCCAGGCGGATGTCCAGGCTACGATGGCTGCCGGCTGCCACTGCGATGTCCTTGCCGCCGAAGGTCAGCGTTGCAGCCGCCGACACCTCCACCGTTGGGACCACCGGCCGGCGCTCATTGGCCAGGGTCAGGGACAGTGTGCCCGAATCGGGCACGGTCCCCGTGACCGTGGTAGGGTCAGCCTTGTAACGGTATGGGTCGCAGGTGGCGGAAATATCCACATGCCCCACGCCATTGACCCGCTGCCACTCGCCGACCGATACGCGACCCAAGAAATAGTGGGACGGATCTTCCGACAGAGTGATCTTCATTCGCTTGCCATGCAGAGCGTTCTTCACGATGGCATCCTGCTGATATCTGTCATATATCGCACGGCCAAACGACAGCATGATCTCTCTGCTCCCGTATGTCACGCCGCCGAGAGCCTCGGACAGATCCAGCAAGCCATCTGCGCCGGGTATATCTACGTAATTGGTGCGAACAGCCGGTGAGCCAACAGAAACGGAGCCCAGATACAAGTCCAGATCCTGATCCGAACGGATAGAATCAAAGCAAACATATTTCCTCATACGTTGCGTCCCTCCGTCTCTGCCAATCTGCCGAGTTCTCTGTTGATCTTCGGAGCCAAACGGCCTACAATTGTCCCATCGTCCAAGACGACCACAAAGCTATCCGCCAGCTGAGCCACGCGGCGATCGATGCTGTTCAGCGCCGACGTATAGTCCAAATGGGACATCCGGTTGGTGAGGTTGCCATCCTCCCGCATAGCTGCCGCCAGCTGGTAGTCAATGCTCAAATCTGAATCAAAGTTGCCTATGGACCCGCTGAAACTTGCCGCCAGATCATCTGCCATCTGGTCTGCAACGGATCCAATCTCCTTGTCCCAGCCAACGGCAATGCCCTTTGCGGACATCTGCCCGATAAACGGGAAGTGCTTGGAAGCCGGAGAGTGGATACCAAAGAAGTCCTTCAGTTGGTTTACGATGCCCTGACCAAAGCCCCGGATTTTTTGCCCGATCCACTTCCCCATGTTGCTGATGCCGTTCCAAAGGCCCCTGACGAGCTGCTCGCCCACATCGGACAGATCCCCGATTCCCGATACCAGGCCATTAACGATGGCCGCTATAATCTGAGGCAGCTTGTTTACAAGCTGTGGGACAGCCCGGAGTAGGCCGACAGCCAGGCCGAATACCAGTTTAAGGCCTGCATCAATAATCAACTCGATGTTGTCAAGGAGCGCTTGCACAATGGTCAGGACGAGGTCAATGACAGCGGGAATAAGCTCAGGCATGCTCTCCACGAGGCCATCTATCAGAGCGCTGATAAGGTCTCCGGCGACGTCAAAGAGCATTGGAAGGTTGTCCGTGAGCACCTTGGCAAACAGTGCTGCCGACTCCCCAGCCATTGGGCCCAACTCCCGGAGCTTCTCGCCGAACATATCCAGCCCCTGTTCCATGGTTTCAATTCCCTCGTCCACGCTGCCGGACATGATTTGGGTAAAACCGTCCATCATGGTAGACACTGCAGGGAGGAAGTCGTCGCCCAACTGGATCTTCAGATTCTCCATGACGGTCTGCATCCGCTGAGTCTTGTACTCAAAGGTGTCCGTCATGATGCCGTATGATTCAGCGGTCAGGCCCGTAGCATCGCGCATGGCCTGAAGTGTGGTGGAGTATTCTTCCGACCCAGCCTTGACTAAAGTCAGTGCGCCAAGCCCTGCCTCCGAGCTGCTCCAAAGATTGTTGAATGCGTCTGCCTCTCCACCGGCGGCATCCATAAGAATGGACAGGACATCGTATAAGCTGGTGCCCTCCCTTTGGAGCTGTGCGAACGATTTTCCGGTCTTTTCCGTCAGAATCTTCCCGATGCTGGATCCGGAATCGCCCAGCTCGTTAAACATGGCCTTGAGGTACGTGGTGGATTCCGCCGTAGCAACGCCGCTCTTCGTCATGATCGCATAAGCAGCCGACAAATCATCCAGAGATACGTTGTACGCTGCAGCTACGGGGATCACCTTACCGATGCTGGAAGCCAGTTCGTCCACAGATGTCTTACCAAGATTCTGGACAGCCAACAGATGATCCGAAACATTGGCCATACCGCCCGCTGCGTCGCCATAGGCATTGACCACGGTAGTCAGCGCGTCAATAGCAGTCGTTGCGTCCGTAAAACCCGCCGCTGCCAGCTGCGTGGCGATACCGGCCGCCTCCACAGCATCCTCAGTCGCCACCGAGGCGGAGATGGCATTATAGACGGTATCAGCAAGGTCGGCCGCCGATACGCCAGTTGCATTGGACAGGTCAATAATTGCAGCCGCCATCTCTTCATTGCTAACCGCGGACTTGTCGGCAATCGTCTGCACCTTTGCCATAGCCGCCTCATAATCCGCAGCCGTAGACACCATATCCCCGAAGGCCACGCCCAGCTCCTTCGCAGCGTGAGCAAGGGCAGCTAAACCATTTCGGATAGAATCCGCCGTCAAGTTGGCCAAGACGACGTCCTTAAAAGTTATCGCATCTTTACTCGCCCCTTGGACCTCTCGCCCGAATTCGTCAATAGATTGAGCGCAGCCATCCGTACTGGAGCGCGCTTCATCCAGGTAACGCTGATTCGCCTTCAGCTCATCGTCCAGCCCATTTAACTGTACCCTGGCATTTGCCAGCTGCTGACGGTAGTAGTTAATCTTCTCCGGGCTATCCGCGTAGATATCCCGAGCCTGTTCCAGAGCCTCAGTCAGAACGCGCACCTTCTCCTTCTGCTGATCGTATTCCTTCTGGAGCCCCGCCTGCCTGGCCGTGAGTGCGGCCATTGTGTTAGCCTGCCCGCGGAACTCGCTGCTGCTCTCAGCCAGTTCAGCCTTGAGCGTCCTCAGTTCACTGTTCACGGAGCGCATCTGTTTCTTCCACTCAGTTTCTCCGTCCAGACTCAGCTTCACATTTACGGATCGTACGGCCATCACTCATCACCCTTCCTGCGTTTGTGACTATCCGCCTCCAGTTGGAGCATGTCCAACGCAACACCGGGAGGCAGGATCATTCCCTCTTTGACAGAGAGCCCAAGTATGTGCGTAACCGCCCGAAGATACTGCGCCCGTGTAATTCTGTCGTTTTTTTTTGCTCAATTTCAGCAAGCCATGGATCGCTGTCCTCGTCACTGAGATGCTGACGGGTAAAACCATTGCGGATAGTTGCAGCCAAAGCCAACTTCAGCTGAGGCAGCTGAGACGGAAGAACCTCGGCCGCCGCACGGGCGTACTGCAGGATAGGCCCACGGTCCTCGCCCTGCCAGCGGCGATATAACTCGCCCTGCATCGCAAACTCACACAGCATCCAAAGCATATTGTCATATCCCTGCTTATCTCCTGCCTCCAAGTGGTCCATCAGGGTCTTTTCACGTCCGAGGCGGTCATAGCAATTAAACAGGGCCGTTCCGTTGAGCAACAAATGATATTCCTGGCCATTGATTGCAAAGTTAATTAGTTCCATATATCCTCCAAAAGGGGCGGAGATGGCCCGCCCCTTTTATACCTCTGTTACTCGGTCGCAGTGTCCAGCGTAATCTTCCCGTCGAAGAAATCGTCCACCAACGCCTTGGCAGCGGCCTCCGTTGCCTGATAAGTAGACTTAAGCTTCCAGTCGCCGGTCTCACAGGCCGCAACTTTGAATTTCAGCTTACCTCCGGAGAGGGTAAGCGACTCGCCCTTGGTGACGTACTCCTCGCCCTGCATCGTAGCCTTAGCCTTGGGATAGATGATAGCCTGATACTTGCGCACATTTTTCCGGATAATGCACGAGACGAACCCCACGCCGCCATAAGGCGGGTTGTCGGCAGCGTTCACGCAGACAATGCTGCCAGTCTTGGCCGTATGCGTAACGCCCAGGACCGGCTTCTCGACATCCACCGGAAGGTCCGTCACCTCGATGTCAACGTCTGCGTCCCGAAATTCGTTCATGTACTCCTGCAGACCGTCATCACCGTACTGCGTACCTTCCACGAAATTGGGCTTATCGGAAACCTTCTGCATTTCGGCCAAGCCGATTGCCGTCCCGTAAGAAGGGAAGGCTCCCGCAGGTTCCGGATTCTGCTCCGCAAAAGGCGCCCAGCGGATGTATTTTGCACCATACCGTGCCATAATCACACCTCCTAAAGATTCTGTTTTTTCAAAATACTGTCAATGCCGTCCCGGGCGGCCCCGATAACGGCACTCTCTACCTGGGCAAGTGCACGCCGGATAAAATTTCTCGCATTGATGTTCCGGGATCCGTATTCATTGAGAAAAGCTACTTCCGCGTTGGTTTTACGCCCATGTCTCCCGTTCGGTCTGGATCCGCGGAAGTATACCTGCCCCGCCATAATACCCTTCTTGTCAGGCTTCGCTGCGCGGATGGCCACGGAGCGAGCGGTCTCTCCGGTGGAATAGGTCTTTTTCTGCCCAGGAAGAGAATTATCCGGGGTGGTGTCCCGGGCATTGTTATGCTTCTTGTCGTAGCCTACGCCCAGTTTCTGGGCCTCGGCGCGAACTGCCGCAGACACGATCTCGGCCTGTCTGGCGATGATCTCTGCCAGATCCGATTTGGGTATGGACTCGATCTGCTTCATGGAGTACAACAGGCTGTCCATAGCGTCAACCCTCAGCTTCGCCATCTAACCACTCCGTTTCGAATACATAGTGCTGGCCTTCTTCGTCATTGGTCGGGGTAATGTCGGGAGCATCAAAGCCGGCAGACGTCAGAGCCTTCCGAATTTTCCGCTTGCCGGATATGGGATTGGCCCCGCTTGGAAGAAACCAGTGGACGGAAATTAGGTATCGGACGAATTCGGGCTCATTGTCGCCAAAATACACGGGGATCTCGCTATAAGAAAAGGTTATATATTCTGTCGAATCCCCGTCATACTGGTCCGGAGACACAGGAACCCCAGCAGACGACAGCGCGGCTATCAGCCGCTCATTCAGCGTCATGGGGCAGCCTCCAGCGTGCTGAGCTTGGCATAAACCGCAGTATATTCGCCGTGATCCCCCAATGCGGCAACGTGGTCAATCTCATAATAGGTCTCCCCACACTTCACCAGCATCTTCCGGTTCAGCCCTGGGCGGGAACGAATCAGAAAACGCACCGTGCTGGACAAGTAATCCGCGTCATGCATAGCCACTTCCTTTGCGGTAAAATTGGAAACCTTAGCCCACGGCCGGCGGACACACACCAGTGACGGAGTCGCGTAACCATCGGCGTCCGGAGCCGGCACAACTCGCTTATAAATTTCGATCCGCTTATTCAGCTCTCCGGGGTCAATGTACATAGCCGCCTCCTTATCCGCCGGTGCCCGATTCGGGCACCGGCTCGCTCTGTTTCAGCTGGTTCAGCAGCAGGCGGAAGCTCCGGTTCTCTGCGAAGGTGCCGGATACCTCCCGGGCCCTGCGGTCCATGGCGTCGGCCACCAGGTAATTGACACACAGGTCATAGGTGGCCTTCCGCCCGGAGTCCGCAGGCTCACTGACGCCCGCTGCATCCATGTAGGCCACCGCCGACAGATAAGTCTGCGTCAGCAGCAGCTCATCATCCGGCGACAGCTCGTCCCGCCGGCAGTACGCCGCCAGCTCCGCGCGGCGCTCGTCGGTCAGCGCCGCCATCAGCCGCCGGCCTTGGGCACGGTGGCCACCACAAAGCCCTTGTCGGCCACCAGGTTGCCGCCTACAAAGGCATCGCCCAGGATGGTCAGCAGGCGCTCCTGTGCCTTGTAGCTCTCATCCACGCGGACCGTGAAGTCACCGAACAGGCCCAGCAGGTAGTTGGCGGGGCTGCCGTAGCACATGGTCTGGATGGCAGCAGCGCTGGAGGCGGTGGCGCCGTCCAGGCTGGTCAGGTCGGAGCAGATGGTATAGGGGATGACCACGCCGCCGTCCCTAATGACACCGGTATTGGGGTTGCCCATGTCCGGCTCAATGGCAAACAGGCGCTGCTTCTCGTTGGTGCCGCGCAGCTTGCCGATGGTCTTCAGGTCCTTCTTGGTCAGCAGCAGCCGGGCATTGGGCTCCAGTGCGTCGTCCGTGCCATACGCAAAGTACAGGGTATCCAGCAGGTTCACGTCCACGGCGGACACGTTCTCCGTGGCATAGATGGCGCTGCCGGCCTTGTTGGTGGCAGTCTTGATGCCGTGCATGACGTGGGTCGTCTCGCCGTCGCCGTTGACGATCAGCCCCGCCAGCTTGCGGCGCATGGCCTTCATGGCCATGCTGTACACCTTGGCGTAGTAATTGGCGGGAGTCAGCCGGGCCAGGTTCCGATCAACAAAGGATGTGACCGTCATCTCGTAGGGCTTGATCTCCGCCACGCCGAAGGTGGGATCCGTGCTGCCGGTGCGGGCGGAGCCCGCCTTGCTGGCCACCGTGTTCGCGTTGGCGGTCGGCTCGGAGATCACATAGGGCTCCTGATAAGCGCCCATGCCGCTCAGATCCTCCACGCGGACCTGGTCCACAATGGAGCTGACAGCGCCGCCCACGATATCGTGGATATCGGTGCCCACCCCGGTGGGCTGCACCAGGGTGCCGGTAGCCAGAGTAATGGCCTTGCGGACCTCAATGGTGGAGAACTTGACCTCGCCGCCCTTCATCAAAACATTGCCGCGCTCGGCGGCCTTCTCGGCCTCCTCCTTGGCGTCCGGAGCCTTGGACAGGAACTGGCGGTCCTGCTCATCGATGAGGGCCTTTACCTCGTTGATCTCGTTGTTGATGTTGCCGATGGCCGTCATTTTGGCGGTGTAGGCGTCATGGTCGCCGGACTTGTAGGCCGCTTCGGCATCGGCCAGCATACCGGCACGATTGGCCATCAGGTCGTTCATTTTGCGTCTCATAATTTACCTCCTCAGTATCTGTTTTTTTCGATTTCCAGGGCGGCCTCAGCCGTCCAGTTTTCAGCGGGGGGATTCTCGGACGGCTCAGCGCCGCCGTAGCGCTTGGACTTCAGGGCACCGGCCGCAGGCTGGGCCGGGACGGCCACCAGGCTGACTTCGTATGCGTCCGTCGCGCCGTCCAGGTCGATGTGGCACAGCTGGTCATCATACTTGCGGCCAGGATAGTGCTTGCACAGGGTTTCCCGCTGGTCTGCACCGCAGATGGAGCACACGGCATGGGCCACGGCGCAGCCCACGCTGCATTCGCGCAGGATGCCGGCATCAATGGCCGTGATGGTGTCGGCTGTGGCCGCCGTGCGGGGCATGTAGCACCGCAGCACCAGGCACTTGGCGTCACCGTCCGGCTCCACGCTGGCGGCGTAGCACCGAGCCGTCTGCATACCGGCGCTCCAGCTGTGATCCCGCAGCACAGGGCGGCCCACATAGAGCGCCGCCAGCTGTTCCAAGGTGGCGTCCGTGAATCGCTCATAGTCCCGATCCACCCGATTGTCGCAGGCCAGCAGCCGGAAGGTGTACACCTCATTGGCCCCGAAGTCCCGCAGGGTCTGCGCATTGATCAGCGCAAGCTCCTGGTCGTCCACCGCCTGCTTTTCCAGGCGGGCGGATTTGACAATTATTTCCACACTCATTCCTCCTTTCCAGGGGAACCGCCGCCGTTGCGCAGGCGGCTCAGCTCCTCCCACATATCCAGGGGTACATAGTTCAGGCTGGCCCGGCGCAGATGGCCACCGGGCACATTGGGGATATCCTCCAGGGCGCAGATGTCGTCTGGGCAGAATACGCTGAGCTCGGACATGGCCCGGTACCAGGCCGCCCGGGAGGCTGTGTCACCCTTGAGCTCGGCCATCATGTTGATCCGGATCTCGTACTTGCCCAGGTCTGTGGCCGTCAGCAGCTTGTAGGACTGCTCCTCCTCGTACTGAGTGATGATGGGATGCAGGGTGCCGGTCACATACTCGATGGCGTTCTGCTCGTTGGAGCCATACGCCTGTTTGCCCTCGTTGAGCTTATACAGGGGCACCCCAAAGTAGCGGGAGATATCCACAATGGACAGCTGCTTGTTTTCCACAAATTGCGCGTCCCGATTACTGGCCGCCAGGGGCTTGTAGTCCAGGCCCAGATCCAGGATAGCCACCCGGTGGGCGTTGATGGGCCCCATGTGGACCCGCTCCCACTGACTGCGCAGCTGGTCCTTCAGGGACACCGGAGAGCCGTCGGGCCGGAACAGCGTTTTGCCATCCGGCCCCTTGGCGTAGCCGCCCAGGTCGGAATCCGTCTGGAGGACGCCGCTGGGCTGGCCGCCGTTGGCGTAATAGGCCAGGTCATACTGCTGAGCCGCCCGGGCGGTGGAGATCACCTCTCCGGCCCGGGCCAGGGTGCCGATGCCCTTGAGGCCGTTCCGGGTGGCGTTTTTGTAGTGGCACACGTCCTCGCTCGGCAGCCGCATGGCCTCGCCGGTGACGGGATGGGTAACGTCGTACCAGACGCGCCCGCCCATGTCCCGCCAGGGCTGCACCAGCTGCCAGGGGATGGGGATCAGCTCCACGGGTGCGGCCGTGTGGGGATCCCGCACGATCCAATCGTAGGCGTTTCCGCCCTCCAGGCGGCTGGTTTCCAGCACTTTTTTCCGGACAAACGGCGTCATCGCCTCATTGGGCCGGTCATTCAGCAGGTACAGGATCTGGTGCGGTACCCGCTCCCGGGTGCTGCGCTGGATCACATAGGACGGCAGCTTGGCCACGCTGTCCGACAGTATCTCAATGCAGCGGTCCACGGCGCTGAGGAGGCGGGACTCCTCGCCCGGGGCGCTGACGCCGGAGACGGTCAGCCCGGCCGCCGCCATTGTCTGCACCGTGACGGCCTTCCGGGTGGGAGACCGGGCGGTGGCGGCCCGCAGGCCCTTGATCATACTCACGATTCATCACTCCTTTCGCCCAGCACGTCCAGCACGACACCGGCCAACAACAGCAGCCCCGCCGCAATGAGACCCGCCGGTGGATAGATCATCCAGCACCCCGCCGCAATCAGCAGCCCCGCCAGAATCAGCAGGACCTCCGGCAACGCCCGGCGCAGGAACTTCAAAACACGTTTCACGGGCAGCCTCCTAACTTTTCGCTCGGCCAAGGGAATGGACGATCTCCCATTCCCGCTCGGAAAGCTGCCACTTCTCCGCCGCAGCCTTCTCCGCCGCAGCCTTCTCCGCCGCAGCCTTCTCCGAAAGGAGAAAACCGGTGCCGTAGATTGTTTTACCCGCTTCAAGCTGAGCGTCCAGCGCCCGGGTGAATGCCACATCGGAGGCCGAGAGCCGCAGACCCACGCCGTGCTTCACGATATCGAAATCGCCGACACTGAGCAGATGGGGTGGATAGATGTACTTGGCGAGAGTTGCCACGCGCTCGGCGCGAATATCGGCGTCCGCAGACGAAACGGCCGCATAGAGGTCAGGCGCCATTTCGATTTTGCAGTCGCCCAGATTCGTCAGGAAGGAGGTATTCACCTTTGCCCCGTTCTCGTACGTAATTTGCGCAGCTGTGGGCAGGTAGTTCACAGATCCTCCAGCGGTGGCGAAAAGGGTGAGCGTCGGGGCGAACAGGAAAAACGGGATTCCACGCGCCTCATATGTGCGGCAAATCTGCGAAAGGATCGAGAAGGGCGGATTGTCGAGCACAACGCACCCCTCCGGGTAGTCGAACCGCTCATAGTCGCCGCCCGGATAGAAGGGCCGGACTATGGGCCGCCCCTCCAGGCCGTACCGCCGGACGGCCCACGCCCGGACGGCCTCATATACCGGTTCAGGCGTATAGCAGTCGTCGGTGGTTTTCTTCGACTTGAACTTTTCCACAAACGCCTGATATTCAGGATCATCGGGTTCTTCCGCATCCCCGCTATTCGCCTGAGCCTGCCCGGGTGCGGCCCGGTCGTGGGCGTTCACGTGGATGGGGCCGCCGATATCGAAGCCGGTAAGGGAGATATCAAAATTCATCCCGGCCAGGGTATCCAGCTCCATCCGGAGCAAGGACTCATCCCAGGCCGCATCTTCGGCCAGCCGGTTATCGGCAAGGATGTACGCCTTGCGCTGAGCCTCGGACAGATCCGTCACCAGCACGCAGGGCACCTCGGTCATGCCCTCGGCCTGGGCCGCCAGCACCCGGCCATGTCCGGCCAGGATGTTGTTGCCGCCATCGATCAGCACCGGGGAAACGAAGCCAAACTCCCGCAGACTGGCCCGGAGTTTGGCGATCTGGGCCGGGCCGTGAATCTTGGCATTGTTGGCATACGGGATCAAGTCCGCAACGGGGACCATGCGCATGGCCGCAGCCGATACGCGCACGGTGGGGTTATTTTTCATACTGCGCATCCTCACAGGGTGAACTCCGGATTAGCCACAGCTGCGGCCAGATCCGGCTTCTGATTCCGGGCGATCATCCACACGGCCATGACGATGATGCTCGCAACGGCCGGGTCGATGCGGCCCGGGGACCGATTCTTCACGGGTTTGCAATTGCCGTTGCCGTCCACATAATTCCGCACGTTCCCGAAGGTCCAACGGAAACAGGTGTTGTGGACGTGCAGCAGCTGGTGCCGGGTCATCATGTCCTCGGTCTCTTTCATGGCCGGGGACATGTTCTTCAGATCCTGGGGGATCTCGATGATATCCACAATCGGGGATAGCCGCTGGGTGATGGTGCGGGACAGATACGGGTCGAAGCCCACCATTTTCAGGCGGAAGGTTTCCTTCGCCCAGCGGATACGCTCCTCCACCATGGAGTAATCGATAATGTCGCCCTCGCACAGGGAGAGGAACCCGGCACGCTCCCAGTCCCGGTATGGAACGTGGTCCCGGCGTTCCGCCTCCTGGACTGTGCCGCGGGGCCGCCAGATGAACGGCCACAGCACGGCACAGTCCAGGCCCGCCTGCGGAGGAAACAGGAGAACGAAGGCCGTCAGGTCCTTCGAGGTGGACAAGTCAACGCCGCCATAGCAGACAAGCCCACGGAGCTTGTCCAGCCATTCGGCGCGGTCCGCCAGCTTCGACGGGCCCCACTGCGTTTTGTCGTACAAGTTCAGGCTGATCCAGCCCACCGCCTTGACGGAGATCCATTGGTTCAGGCGCAGCCAGCGGAATAGCTTTTCCGCCGCCTCGCTCTGCCGGGCCTCGTTGGCTTCCATCCGGATGTTGCGCATCCGGAGGTGCTTGCCGAGGGACGGGTTGCACAGATACCACAGGTTTTCGTCCCAGATATCGATCTTGGCCAGGTCGTCCGGATCGTCGCCGAACATGGCGGTGAGACCGTACAGGATCGGGAGCCAGTTCGGCAGGTCTCGTTCCAGCAGCGCGGCCTGGGCGTCCGCCATATCGGAATCCTCCACGTGCCGCAGACTCAGCACGGTGCGCGGGTCGCCGCCTTCGGCCTGGATCCGCCGCAGCTGCCGGGCGTCCCGGACAGCCACGGCCTTCTCGTGGATTTCCCAGCCGATGGAGGTGCGGTCCGGGTCGTCCCCGGCCGTAGTCAGCACGATCCACACCGGCTGTCTTCGACCGGAGCCGGAGCCCGCCGTCATCACGTCCCACAGGTCCCGGTTGGGCTGGGCGTGGAGCTCGTCGAAGATCACGCAGCTGGGCTTATAGCCATGCTTGCTGTATGCCTCGCTGGACAGCACCCGCATCTCTCCGATCTTCACCCACTTGTACCCGCCGTTGCCGGTGCGGACCCGCCGCCGGTACACAATGCGCTTCTGGGAGTCGATGATCTTCAGCTCCCCCCGGGCGATCATTTTCGCCGTCCAGGGAGCGGAGGAAAGCATGAATACGGCGGCGTTGAATACGATACCGGCGTTATCGCGGTCGGCGGCGCAGATGTACACCTCGGCGTTCAGCTCGCCATCGCCGATCAGGTGATACAGCCCCAGGGCCGCCGCCAGCTCACTCTTGCCGTTTTTCTTGCTGATCTCCAGGTACAGATACCAGTACTGCCGCACCAGCTGCTCTGGTTCGCCAGTGCCCGATTCGGGCACCATGGTGGAGTAAAAATCCATGATGGCATCCAGCTGCCACTGGTACAGCTGGAAGGGCCTGCCGGTATCCGTCGTGGGCAACCGCTCCACGAAATCGCAGACAAACTGTCCCGCCTCGCGGTTGTAGGGCATCAGATCACCCCCGCCGCTGCTGCCGCCTGCCGGGCCTGAAGCCGCCGGGTGAACTCGTCGGAGTCCTCGTCGGCATCAGGCGCGGGGGGCATCACCAGGCGGCACCGGGCGCTTACGGTAAGGCCCAGATCATTGGCGCAATTCCGCGCCTGCTTGAAGTAGCGCTCCTGGATGCGGCCCCACGCGTCTGCCTGGGGCAGGTTACCGGCACGAAGGGCAGCATTGGCGTAGCCGGTTGCGGTGAGGTACTGGGTATGGGCCACCAGGTAGCGCCCCAGAGTATCTGCATCCAGGTCGCTGTATACGCCCAGCGCGATGAGGCTCTTGCCGATGGCCCGGAAGTCCTTGCGCATGGTCTTCGGCAGCCACTTGGGCGGGATCGCCTGCTCCGGCACCGGGGCATGGACCTCAGCGTCCCGCCGGGCGTCCGCCTCAGCCCGGGTCAGGTGCTTCCGGCCGTTGGCTTCCACCAAGGCGGTGGGTTGTCTCTTTCCTGACATGGCGTTCTCCTTTCTGCGCCGCCGCGGCGCAATTTCCGGCGGTAGCCGGTGGGGAAAATTTTCTGCACGAACTACCGGCGTCGGTCTCTTGGCCCGCCCCGGAAACTTCAGGACCCCGGGGGGAGGGCTGCAAGGAATCGCGGCGCATGGGCCCGCTATGCGTGTGCGCCCAAGCGTGCCCGATTCTGGCACAAATTCGCGCAGATTTTGGGTGTCACTTTCGGCTCCGTTCGGCCATCGTCTTGCGGCTGTGGCACGAGTGGCACAGGGATTGCAGGTTGCTGCGGTCCGTGAACCGCTGCCAGTCGCCCTTGTGGGGCTGGATGTGGTCCACGTCTGTGGCCCGAGTGCGGACGCCGTGACGGGCGCACTCCCGGCAATACGGCTCCCGCAGGAGCTGGCCGGGGCGAAGATCGTCGGTCCATTCCGGCGTCAGGTACAGCCGGTGCCAGGCGGCGCTTTCCGCGCTGCGCTGCGTCCGTTGCGGCTTGTGAGCGGAGCAGTAGCCGTCCGGTACCAGGACGCAGCAGCCTGGATGCCGACACGGTCTCAGGGGTTTCTGGCTCAGGGCTATCACCTCCTGGCAAAACAAAAACGCCGGAGACCATGACTACCCTCGCAGGGGTATCTGTCATGGGCTCCGGCGCTCAACGCTCTGGCCTCGTTCGATATGCAGGATGATCTCAGACTTGCAGTCCCGGCAGAACACCGGGAGGCAGTCGGCGTGGGTATCGGGGTACACATGCAGCAGCCGGCGGTTGCGCCGGCAGACGGGGCATGTCACCCATCCATTCACTACGACCAGTTTACCACTGGCTACATTTTTTTGCAAGGCTTTTTCCCTCCGTTTCTGTTGTTTTGTCAACCAAACAACTATACTTCAAGTACCATTTCTATTTAGTACTGTTTTTGGGCTTGGTAGGATGCAGTGGATCCTCCTCGATCCACCACCCGTAAGCGTAATGCCCGAAGGCGTTGTCCACCTGATTGCGGCCATATACGCGGCAATCCTGCGGGATGTCGATCTCGCAGGAGTCCGCGACAAAACGTTCCGGCGGCGGCAGCTGCGCCCGCAGAGACCGGGACGCTACCCACGGCTGCACGCCCACCGGTATCTTGATCCCGTCCGTGCGCTCCTTGCAGTAATACTTGGCGGTGCGCCGGTATGTGTCATACGGGTCCCGCCCCAGACACAGGAGCGGGGCGCCGCTGACGTAGCCATACGGCCACAGATCCTCCATGATGATGGGCGGAAAATCGCTGTACCGCACGGTAAGGTGTATGTGGTAGCGATGGTCGCCGTGCAGGCCCTCGATGCGGTACACATAGTCGATGGGCTCCGGATGGCGCTTGCGCATCCGGTACAGCATCCGCTCCCAGAGCTTCCGTACCCCGCGAAAAGTGTCCGGGAGATAAACATCGTCGAAGGTCAGGTCGTAGCTCCAGCCGTCATAGCCAAACAGGGCAAGATACAGCTCCAACCGATCCACCGGCCCGCGTCGGACCGAGGAATCCCGAGGCGGGCGGAGAATCTTGTTCTTCTCCGTCCGCTCATATGGGCTGTCATCCCGGCTCAGGCGGGGCCGCAGCGCCCGGCACTCCTTGACCAGAGGGCCGGCACGCTGCCGCACACAATACCGCCGACCACTCATGTGGGCTCCTTCCGCTTGCCATGCGCACAGAAAAAGTCCGGATTAACGATATAGTTGGCCTTAGGGTTACGACTCCTTGCAGATAAGCTACACACGAGGTATCCGCAATAGCTGAGGGAGTACTCGCAGCCCCCGCAGCGAACCACCGGGACAGCGTCAACGGCGGGCATCTCTCGGATATCGGCTGCAAGCACATCATACGGTATGCCCTCATCTGCGTGCCCATACGGGCGAAACCACTCAACTACCTGTTCCTTTGTGATGCATTCGGCCATATTAGCAATTCATCCTCCTTCCGCGATTCATTTCCAAGCTCTTGACGGGTCACCTCCAGCAAAGCCCGGGCCTCGTTGTAGCCTGGAGCGCGGCAAGAAATCATATCGGCGCGCTTCCCCCGGTCCGGCACCGCCCACCGCTCAGGCCGGATGTGGCGCTTGTCCACATGGCTCCGGCACTCCGCCGCGGTGTCAAACAACACGCGGCACACAGGGCACGGGAATAGTACTTCAATGTGCGCCATTACCCCGCCCCCTTTCAGGCTTTCGCGGCATGCGCATCAGCGCGTTATCTGTCCGTATTTTCATCGCCCCGCCTCCGCTATTCTTCCTGTGGCCATTTCTACATACGAGGGATTGATCTCGCATCCCACAAAACCGCGTCCCATGCGTTTGGCCACCACTCCCGTCGTGCCGCTGCCCGCAAATGGGTCGAGGACAACGCCACCCTCCGGGCAACCCCCTAAAATGCACGGCTCGATCAGTTTTTCCGGGAACACGGCGAAGTGTGCGCCGCGAAATCCGTTTGTGCTTACGCTCCAGACGCTCCGCTTGTTCCTGCGCCCCGTCTTGTTTTCGCTGTTCCCGCGGCTCTCACGCTCCACCTGTGCGCTGTTGTTGTGAGATCGACCGCCGGTATAGGCTCCACCGCCGCGAAACGTTCTTGCGTTTCCTTTGGCCGACGTGACCGGTTCGCTGATTGCCGCCGCGTTGAAATAATAGTGCGCCGACTTTGACAGCAGGAAGATGTACTCATGTGACTTTGTGCATCGGTCTCTTACGCTCTCCGGCATACAGTTCGGCTTCTGCCAAATGATGTCTTGCCGCAAATACCACCCATCCGCCCGGAGGGCAAAGGCCAACTGCCAGGGTATGCCAATCAGGTCCTTGTACTTATACCCCCGTGGCGTGCGCTTCGCGGAGTGTCCTTTGGAATTGCGGGTGTTCGTCGGCGGTTGGTTGCCCGATCTTGTGGCGTAGCTGTCGCCCATGTTGACCCACATGGTTCCGTCTGGCCGCAGCACCCGCCAAACCTCGCGGAAAACGGCAACCAGCGCCTGCAGGTATTCCTCCACGCTGCCCTCGTTCCCAATCTGTCCCTCCACTCCATAATCCCGCAAATTATAGTAGGGCGGGGAGGTCACGCAGGTATGTACGCTTTCTGGCGGCAGCGTCCGCAGCAGCTCCAGCGCGTCGCCTTGCAGTATGTTGCAGGTCATCACTCCGCCTCCTTAACGCCGCCGAGCGACATATACGCCGCTTCCTTTGGGTTGCGGGCCTCCACCAGAGCTTTAACTCTACACTGCGAGCACTCAACGAGGAACAGGCGCTCCTCGCAGTAATACACAGAGAGCCTACGCCCGCAGCTTCCGCAGCTCACACCGATATCCTTCGCGAGATAGTCTGTACCGTTGCCCCTCCCGTCAAAGACTCGATGACACGCCTTGTCGAAGTTCGTTGCTCCCGACATCACTCCACCTCCGGCGCTGGCGGCAGGGGCATCCAGTAGAAAACATACATCCCGCGGTACCCTTCATACTGGAAGTGCGGCCTTGCATCCGTAGCATAGTAATCCAGAACGCAGGGACGCAGCACGCTGCGCGCGTGGCCGCTCGATGGGAACGAATAGAGGCACAAGTATTGGCCATCCTGCGCCGGCAGCCGATCCGATGCAGGAACCCACACGTTCCGCAGCGCATCATTGGCTTGGAGCAGTGCAGCGATGTGCCACCGCTGATTTTCAATCAGATCGGCAGCGGCCGCGAGGAGTTCCCCAGCAGCCGAGCGGCGCAGGCTGTACGCGTCGTGCCGCAGAGTTTCGATAACTTCGGCCGCGTTCATCATCCAAACACCTCCTTCGGGTATCGCTCCTCCCAGGGCTGGGCGGCGTCGCCGAGGATGCGGGAAAGCTCCCGATCAATGCAACCCTTGGTATAATCCATCTGCTGATCACCCTTTGCGTTCTCAATACACAGCTCCGCGTAGGCGGCGAAGGTCTCCCGGCACTTGGCCCGGAACTCGGCGGCCCGCTTGGGGCCAAAGCCGAAATCCTGGCCCAGCGTGATGATTGCCATATCCTCGCACTGCTGAATCGTGAACAGTCGTTGCAGGCGCATGTTGCGCTCCTGATTGGCCTGCATCTGGCGCATGAATGCGCTGGGCTTAGCCATTGCCGTCCACCCCCGTCAGCTCCTCCAAGCGCCGCACAGCGTCCAGCACCATCCGGTCGCAGTCGCAGTAATACTCATCCTCCAATAGTCGCATGACGGGAGGGTCATCTGGCGAAAGTAGGTCTCCCGTGCGCTGGCCATACGCGCAGTGGGCGCAGTCCTTGTCACCGCCCACCGTGGCTGAACACCGCAGGGCAGCGATCAGGGCTGGGTCGGTGTCTGCGGGGCGGACGGCATTAGCCCGCCGCTCATCCAGCTCCCGGACGGCGGAGACGGCCCGGCGCAGCACCGCGCAGCCATGGATGCCGCAGTTATGCTCCAGTCCGCAGCCCAGGCACACCAGGGAGCCGGTCTGGACCTTCATCCGGCTCAGTTGCCGGATCAGCTCATCCAGATCAGTCATGCCGCACCTCCTCCAGCTGCTGCCGCAGCACCATAATCTCCTCGGCGTACCGTGCGCACCGGTCCTGCATCTCCGTCAGTGCGGCGTGAGCGTCAACCATTAGCCCGGCAATGCAACGGCCCCTTGCCCGGTAAAATTCATAAAAGCATCCCTGGCAGCCCGGCCCAGCGCATATGGCCAGGGCCCGAATGATCTCGTTGGTATTTCTCACGTTGCATCCTCCTTATCCGCCCGCTCCCAGGCGGGCACCTCCAACCATGCCAGCACAGGCAGGTTGATCTTGTCCGCGCCCCGGCGGCTCAGCCAGAACGCGCCGCCGCACCAATATGCGCTGGTGCGCATGGTCTGGCCGGGGTGGTCCTCGCTGCCTACATCCACGATCACCAGGCACTCGCAGTCGTGCCCGGGGTTGGTGCCGCCGGGCATCCAGCAGCCAAGGACCAGCTGCTGGCCGGGCACCGGCAGCGTATGGGGAGGGATGACGTCCGAACGCCCCAGAATGTAGTCCGTGGAGCAATGGAGCTGCTCTGCCATATCCACCAGGGAATTGACACTATACGGGAGGAGTTCGCTCAGAGCATAAGTTGACATATCCTCCGGAATGTCACCGGCTGCAATCTTACGCAGCTCCGAAAGCCGACTGCTGCCGCAAGCGACGCCAGGTATGGCGGTGCTGTCGGACACACCGGCGGAGTCCGCAGCGCGCACGATCCGTGCCGCGTCCGCCATGGCCTTTTTGGCGGCCTTACTGCGCTCCCTGGACTTTTTCTGTGCGTCTTGGTCGGCCTTGTCGGCCTTGGCCTGCTCGTAGATCCTCCGGGCCTTGGCGCACATCTCCGTACATGCAGCATTGTAAGCTCCGCCGTCCGGGCTGTGCGCCCCGCCTGCCCGACACTCGACGCAGCACTTCTGCCCGCTGCAAGTCTCCCAGCTGCAGCAGATCAGGTCGTGCCGGAAGAACTTATCGAAGTGCGTACAGAAAGAGCCGTCCGGGCATGTAAACGGGCGTCCAGGCGAATAGTCTCGCCCGGCGTCCAGCTTGGTGCGAATCCTCCGGATAGCGTCGGCGGTCGGAGTCTTCTTGGGGCACACCCGCTTGATCCGCTCCTGCACATCCTTCGGCAGGCTGGAGAGCGCGTCTGCGGTATCCTCCGGCAGCTGGCCCGACTCCCACAGGGGCTTGTAGCACGGGGCCAGGTGCTTGTCGATCTTTTTCAACCGCCCCAGCTTGGAGGACTTGATGCCGCACACCTCGGCCACAAGCTCCCGCATGCGGCCCGGGAATTCATGACCTTCCGCCTTAAGCTGGTAGATCGTGTCCTCCGCAAGGGCCGCCTGCTTGGCCAGCTCCGCAGGAGTAAGCACACGGGTATGCGCGTTGGCATAGAGCAGCCGCAGCTTGTCCAGAGCCGGAGAGCCCGGCGCGGAACGGATGCACGGCACCATGCGCAGATCATCCCGACCAGCCTCGACCAGCGTCTGGAGGGCCGCGCGGCGCCTGTGACCGGACAGCACGGTGAAGTGACCGCCCTCACCGGGGCTGACCAGCAGCGGCTGCTGCAGGCCCACAGTCTCGATGTCGCCTGCCAGCTCGTCGATGCCCCGTAGCTCGTAGAAGTTGTCGGGGCTGCCGTCCAGCAGGTCAATGTCGATGTACTCGATCTGCATCCGCTCCGCCGTGCCCGATTCGGGCACCGTCCGGAGAGTCTGGGCGAAGGCGCCCAAGTCGAATTTAGCCATGCTGCACCTCCTCGTGCAGATACTCCTCCACCCACGCCTGATAGTCCAGGCTGGCAGCGCTGCGGGGGCTGTAGTCCCGGATGGGCGTCCGGTCGAAGGTGGATTCCGGGACCTTATCCGTGCGCCGGATCACCGTCCGGAACACCGGCACGCCCAGGCTGCGCAGGAGCGCCTCGCCCTGCTGCACGGCGTCGCAGCGGTGCCACTGGGTGATGAGCACCCCTGCCACACGGATCCGGGGGTTGGCAGCCTTGATGCTGTTGATCTGTGCTGCCAGGTCGGTAACGCCCCAGAGGGAAAAGCCGTCCACCAGCATGGGGATCACCACGTCGTCCGCCGCCATCAGAGCGGCGATGCTGGCACAGGTAAAGCCCGGCGGGCAGTCATACACCAGGTAATCCACCTCGCCGTCCTCGGCTACGGCGTCCCGGTAGTCCCGCACGGCCGTCTGCCAGCTGCTTCCGCCGCTGCGCACAGCGGCCACGTCCATGCGATACAGTCCGCTGGAGCCGGGCAGTAGCCACACCTTGTCGCTGATCTCCTGGATGTTGTCGTCCCAGCAGGGCTCGCAGCTGCCTGTCAGGACGCCCTCCAGGGTGGGCGTATTATCCGGGTCCAGGTCCGGCAGGTAGAAGCGTGTAAGGCTCATCTGCCCATCGCAGTCCACCAGCAGGGTCCGCTTACCGGCGGCGGCCAGCACGTCGGCCAGGTTGATGGCCGTCACCGTTTTCCCTACACCGCCTTTTAAGTTCATGATTACCGTCGTCCTCATTTCGCACTTCTCCTTTCGCGAGCAATATCGCCTCGCGGTATGTGTATCTATCATCTACCCGGCGCTCCGCCACCAGCTATCGCCCCTGGGGGTGGACGTACACCACCCGGCCGGGGACCGGGGGTTTACCGGCCAGCCTGCGCCCGTCCTTGTCGACGTGCATAAATACCGGATGGAACATGATCTTGTCGCCTATCGTGTACATCGGCACCTCCTCAAAACGGCTCGTCGCCGGACTCCGGAACCTCGGCAAATGTTACCTGTCCGGGTGTCTCCGTGTGATTCTTGGCCTTGGCTGCTCGGCCCTTGTCCACGAGCTTCCGCTGGACCGCCCGGCCATCCGGCCCGGCCATAACGCTGAACCGCTGGTGCGCACCGTCAAAGTACAGGGGCCAGCGGCCCAGGCGGCCCTCCTTTTGTTTGGCGATCTTGAGGAACCGGGTCTTGCTGGGGTCGTAGTTATCGTCTCGGGGCCCGGGCCGGTACAGCAGCATGATGGCGTCGGCGTCTTGCTCCAGCTGGCCCGTTTCCTTCAGGCTGTGCATGTCCGGCGGCCGCCAGCCGCCGGACTTCTCCGGCCGGGACAGCTGCGCTAGCTCCACCACCAGGGTGCCGGTGGACTGGGCAAAGGTGTGCATGGATCGGGATACGCCCGCAATGGCCTGGGCCGTGTTGGCCCGGGGATCGCCCTCCGGCTCCACCAACTGGATGTAGTCCACGAAGATGATCTGGAATCCCCGGGCGCGGCTTTCCGCCTGGATCTGCGTCGGCGTCATCCCGGCCGCCGGGATCAGCGTCAGCCCCCGGCCGGTGAAATCCTCGCCGCCCTGGGCTACCTGGAGCCATGCGGCCTCGTCCATGGTGCCCCGCTTGATATCGTTGAAGTCAATGCCGATAGCCGCCGACACCAGGCGGGCCGTGAGCTTCCTCGTGCCGGTTTCCAGGCTGAAAAATCCAACGCGGTACTTCTTGGCCATGTGATAGGCCAGCATCAGGCCCAGGGCCGTTTTGCCGGCAGACGGCTCGCCGCCGATAACCACCACGTCGCCCGGCTCCGTGTATGTCCCCTCATCGAGCTCCCGGATGCCGTAGCTGATATACTCCGGCTTCTTGTCGCTGGCCTGGGACGCCATGAACCAGCGGTAAGCATCCGCCATGCTCCAGGCGTCCACGCCCTTCCCAGTGGCCATCAGATCGCCCAGCTTGGAAATTTGCCCGCGGCATTCCTCCAGCGTGGACGCATCCGCCAGCTCCCGGGCCAGGTCCTGCACCCGGGCCAGGGTGGCTTGCTCGTGCAGCAGATCCGCATACACCCGCCAGTTGGCGGCGGTGGGTGTGATCTCCATCAGCTGCACCATGTACTCCGCCGATTCCGGCCCCAGCTTGTCCCGCAGGGTGATGGGGTCCACCGGTGCGGCCTCCCGCAGCAGCGCCCGGGCCGCCTGGAGGATCCTCCGGTTGGCGGGGCCGCTGATGTCGGCCAGATCCACCGCGGCCAGGATGGCCGGGGCCAGCGATTCATCCAGCAGCAGGGAGCCCACCACGGCCTGCTCGGCGTCCAGGCGGGTGACGACGCTTAATCCTGCCATCCGTACACCTCCTCGCTGCCGCTGGAGGCGTGGACCTCCGGCAGACTGTCCGCATCATGCCACCGCTCCCCATTGAGGAAGGTGGCGGCATACGGGATGCCCACACCCCGCTGCCAGTCCTCCGAGGCCTTCAGCATCCGCAGCGCCCGGCCGATGGCGGCGATGAGGGCATCATCCGGCCGGAGCTTGTCCCAGGCCCGGATGGCCGACTGCTTGCTCTTGCGCCCCTTGGGCGGATAGAAGCCCCAGAAGCCTGCGAAGCGATCCGGCTTCCAGTCCGGCGCATCCTTGTGCGCACGCCGCCCCCCCTTGGGGGGGTTAGGGGGGGTATTTATATTTATTCTTTCTTTACTTTGTGCCGGGTTTTCCGGCAACGTGTTTTCCGGCGCCGGAAAAGTCGGCAACGGTGACGTTTTCTCATCGTAGAGGATGTACATATTCCCCGCAAATTTCCCGGACTTGCTATGAAGCTGCTCCCGCAAGAGATACCCGCAGTCCTCAAGATTTTCCAGGGCCTTGCGGATCTTATCCCGGCCGCACCCCACGTCTGAGGCCAGGCCTCGGACGCTGAACTCCCAATCATCCGGGTAGGAGAGCATCACGGCATACAGGCCCTTCGTCGTGAGCTTCAGCCCCGGATCACGAAGAACCTGATTGGGCAATGTGGTGAAGCCCCGGCGCCGGACCAGCTTAATTTTGCTTTCCACAATTTTCCTCCTTGCGCTTTGCGCGCACCTGTGGTATACTATCATTGTCGTCTGAAGCGCTTACGCTTCGTGCCGTGCACGGGTCCCACCCCGTGCGCGGCTTTTCTTTTGCCTGGGCCGGTCGATCCAGTCCGCCAGCCACATAACGCCGCTGGAGACGGCGCTTGCGAACACGATGGGCACCAGCACATCAAGCATCGCTCTCACCTCCCCTCACACCGGAGACGGCAAGCCACTGGATATCATGATATCTACCGGACCAGGTGGCGGGGTTCTCCCGGGTGTATCCGTCCCCGCGGACCCACCACAGCTTACGGGACGCCGGGTCCTGCGGATCCCGGACGAACGTCCCGGCTATGTACTCCAGCCGGGCCGCCCCCGGGCTTCCGGCCCATACCCGGCTGATCACGCACAGCTGGCCAGGCTCCGGGTGCCCGTCCTTACGGGCAAGATTTAAGGGCTTCCAGGTCATTTTCACACGCTCCTTCTGCCGCCTTCGGGCGGCTTCTTTTGTTTTTCATGGCCGCGATCTGCGCCTTGACGGCGTTCCGGTCCCGGGCCGTGGCCCGCATGTACCGCACGCAGTCACCCCGGCAGACCGAGCTGTCCACGCACAGCGGGTACAGCCTGCAGCCTGTCTGCCTTCCTCTCTTCACCAAGCTCCTCGCCTTCTCCATGGCTGATTTTCGTGACTTTGATCTCTGCTGTCAGCCCATGTCGGGCTAACGTCTCGCGCATAAGAAACTCCAGCGCCGCTGCAATGCAATCCATGTCATCCCTCCTCACAGACTACTCTATGCACGCGCCTGCGGTCCCTGCACCGCATATCAACCCTCCTCCGTGTACATCAGGGCTAGCGTGGCCCGCACCAGCTCCGACAGCTCTCCTATGATCCGGTCGAACTGCGGCCGCTCCTGCTCGTCGATGACCCCGTCCTCGGCGATGGCCAGCAGCTGGTCGCACCGGTGACGGTTGGCGAAGGCGAGCCAGCGATTCACCAGCTTGATGGTGCTGGATTCCAGGGACAGGCCCACCTGCACGTCCTGCACGCAGGCCGGCAGCGGCGCACCGGCCGCCTGCACGTGCTGGATGCCCAGATACTGGGCGTTGTACACGCTCATCATCATGCTGACCACGTCGTTGCCCGGGATACGCTGCCCGGTCTCATAGGCCCGCAGGCTCTCCACCGACAGGGCCAGCCGCTCCGCAGCCGCTTCCTGCGTCAGACCGGCTGTTCTCCGGGCGATTTGATAGATATTTCTGGCATCATGCGCCATGGACTTTCCCTCCCTTCGGTCTTATGCTGATTCCGGACCCACCAGCTCCGTCAACGTGCAGCCCAGCGCGTCCGCCAGCTTCATCGCCAGCATCAAGCTGGGGCGGCGCAGGCCGCGCTCCACGTAGGAGATCGTCACGTCCGTAACGCCCACATCCCGGGCCAGGTCGTATGTGGATTTGCCCAGAGCAACGCGCCGGGACTTCACGTTTTCACCAAGATTCACGGTATCACCGCCTTTCCGATTGCATGATTGCTGATTTTGTGCTACTGTTAATGGTGGTGCTAACTACCCGTTAGCAGATTGTGATACAAGGAGGACCGCTATGGACATCATGACCAGGAAGCAGATCGACACCTTCTTCTGGACGATCCAGGCGAACCTCCGGGATCAGGTGGAGCGGCAGCTTCCGCCGCCTGTGGCGGAAGCTGTGCTCGAGAAGATCACGGATGAGCTGGAGGAACTGCACCAGAGCATACTCAACTATCTCGCTCTGCATAGCTGAGTGGCCGCGCCGGGACGTACTCCTGGAGCAGGATCCATTGTGCCTGCTCCAGGATGGCATCCACCTCTGCGTAGCTGAAGCCCTTACGCGCCATCAGCTCGGCGATTTCCTTCGCTGCCGCCATGGACCGCTCATCCTTGGGCCCTTCGTATCCATAAGCAAACCTTCGCATTCCCATCATCTCACCCCCTTCCGTTTTGTTTTGAAAGGATATTGCTATGCCGATTGACAAGAAAAGCCTTGAACTCCTCCGGGCGCTGGCCAAGCAAGGCGAGATGCATCGCGACCAGTTGAACGCCATTCTTGGGGAGGGCAATCTCTCAGACCACACGATGCTCCTGACGAAGCGCGGCTTGATCGAGCCTCGGGGCAGCCAGTTCGCCATCACCCTGGAGGGCGTTGCCCTCCTGGAGAACAGACGCCGGCAGTTCTGGAACTTTGTGGTTCCGTACACCCTTACGACTCTGATTGCTTTTGGGGCGCTTTTAACACAAATTCTGTCCGCTCTGGGGCCCAAATGATCTTTGTTTCCGGGACAAAGCTCTCGCAGCTGTTCTGCTTCCGGCAGCCCAAAAAGAATGCATGCTGCATATAGCGCAGGTCGGCCAAACGCCATACGGCATAGCTGCACCCGCGGCAGCTGTCGTGAATCAGCGGCGTCAATCGCTCTGTACCGACCGCCTGCAGCATTTCGGCCATCTCATCGCACGACTTTTCGGCGTAAAAGAGCTGACGGCGCAAGGTGGCGTTTTCATCCATCAGTTTTTTCCGGTTCCGGAAATAATCCCTAAACCACATCCTCCCTCACCCCCTTTCCTGGTGCCCGAATCGGGCACGTTCGCGCTAACTGCTTGTTTGCTATGGGCGTATGCTATCTCAAAATTTTGAGATTGTCAATATCAAAATAACAAAGTTTAGATATTTTGTTCATCTGCACAGAAAGGAGTGGGTTGTGTTGTACAATTCCGCTAATGTTGCTGAACGAATTCGGGCTATGCTGCGTATCCGAAAATCGACAGCAAAGAAGATGCTGAAAGAGTTAGGGCTTGGAGACAACATGATGACCATGATGAGGACATCTATGCCGAAAGCAGATAATCTCGCAAAGATTGCCGATTATCTCGACTGCTCCGTAGACTACCTACTTGGGCGAACGGATGTGCCGGAAATGGGAGCATTTGTACTGACCTATGCCGCCAGAGGCGGTGGTGTTCAGACTAAAATCGTGAGCCGCGAGGAATTTGCAGCTTTACAGGAACAAATAAACCGTCTCCCGGAGGAGACGGACGAATTATAAATATTTGCAGAATTGGAGGAACTCCCTTATGAATCGATGGGTGTACTTTTGGATTACATTTTTTCTTGGGTTCTTCGGTGTCCACAAGTTTGTTCGGGGGGAAATTGGCATTGGGATTCTCTACATATTTACCGGCGGTCTTTTTGGTATTGGCTGGCTCTATGACTGCATTACAGCACTATCAGCTGCAATCAAGGCCGATGCCAGGATGAGAGAGGTGGCCGAAGCAGATGCTGCCGCTCAAGCACGGGCAGCAGAACAAGTTGAACGGGCACGCGCAGATGAAGATGCAAGAAAGCGCAGGCGCGAAATACGAGCGCAGGCATTCGGCGACTCTGTAGAAGCTATCCCCAGGGTCCTTGTAGGCACGGACGGAGAAAAAACTGCCGTCCGGAGTCTGAATACGCTGGATCCACACTACTCCACGATTACTGTCAGGTCGAAACTGCCAGTGCTCAGCAACTTTATTTCCGTGGACATAGAAACCTGTGGTCTCCGCGTCACCATGCCGATCTTAGAGGTGACCGCTATCAAATTTGCTGACTTTAAGCCCGTCGCTGCGTTTACCACCTTAATCGACCCAGGCAAAGCAATCCCCGAGGATGCAACAAGAATCAATGGAATAACAGACGAGATGGTCAAGGGTGCTCCGTCCATTTGGCAGATTATGCCATCCTTAAATGCATTTGTGGGCGGAATGCCTATCGTAGGCCATAACCTACCCTTTGATCTGGCCTTTCTATACCGGCGCGGGTTTGATGTTCAGGCTGGCCAAAAGCTCTTTGACACACTGGCCCTTGCAAAAAGAGTCGTTCCTTACAAAGATGTGGAGAATTACAAATTGGGTACGCTGTGCCAATATTACGGAATCAACTATTTCGGTGCGCATAGGTCTCTCGCGGACGCCTATGTTACAGGACAACTTTTTCACGCGTTGGTGGAAGAACGCACGAGCCGGGATTGAAAGAGGGCGGCGCATCGTGCGCCGCCCGAGTGAAGATTACAGACCTTTGTGGGTCTCTATGTACGGCCGGAACTGGGCATAGACCTTCCGTTCCAGAGGGCTGGCCAGGAATTTATTTCGCCGGTACAGCCGTTGCATCCGCTCCCAACGGAATGCTGCGGCTGTCTGGCTGATGCCGCACAACTGCGCAACTTCTGCTGCTGACGACACTCCACAGCCCCACAGGACGCATGCCGGAGCCAGCAGGCGAGATGCAAACACATTGGCTGCTTGTTCCAGTGGATCGTCTTCCGGTGATGGTTCCCGGTTCAATACCCCCACCCGGTCTACATGTCCGAGCAGGATATGCCCCAGCTCATGCGCAAGCGTAAACCTTCGCCGCTCTGGCGATGGACCTTCCGCCAGCAAAATCACCGGCTGCCCACCCAGTATCAAACTGCGCCCTTCAGAGCCTTCTGTAGGGACCGTTCGCCGCACTTGGATATCCAATCTTCGGCAGATATCCAATACCCTTACAGGCAATTTTGTAACGTGGCAGTCAATCAAAATACGCCACGCCGCATCTCTGGAATACTGGTAGTTTTTGTAATCCATTTCGATACACCTCCACAAGAATTGTAGAGGTGTATCGAAAGAAAGTCTCCAAGTAAATATTGGTAATCCGTGCCCGAATCGGGCACAGCGAAAAAGATGATGCGCTGCGCGATATCCTTGCTGGGCGGCGCGGTGTGGACACGCTCACGCGGAATGACTTCCGCTTGGACGTAAAGCAGAAGGGTGTCGACATGCGTATCGGCCTCGATGTTGCTTCGCTGGCTTACGGCGGATACGTGGATCAAATCGTCCTGATTGCCGGGGACAGTGATTTCATCCCCGTTGCCAAAATGGCCCGCAAGCACGGGCTCGACTTCATCCTTGACCCCATGAAGCAGCACATCAAGCCCAAGCTATCAGAACATATAGACGGAATCGAGACCTACACAGACGAACTCTATGCTGCCGAAGATATCGCTGCCCCTGCACCCCGCGATGGCAATGTGTGACCCGTGCCCGATTCGGGCACAGGGGAAGGAGGAACACCATGAAGAAAGATACCCCTGTGGGTGAGAGCCTACCCCTGCGGGCGGCTCTATACCCCCGCGTGTCCACTGAAGAACAGGCGAAGTACGGCCTGTCTATCCACGACCAGCAGGGCGACCTGGAGGAGTATGCCCGGGCGCACGGAATGCGCATTGTCGGCGTGTTCGCGGACGCCGGATACTCCGCCCGCAAGAAGGTGGAGAAGCGGCCCGCCATGCTGGCCCTGCTGGAGGCCGTCAAGCGCGACGAAGTGGACATTGTCCTCGTTACCAAGCTGGACCGGTGGTTCCGCAATATCGGCGAGTATTACAAGGTCCAGGAGATTCTTGAGGCGCACAATGTGTCCTGGCGGACGATCTATGAGGACTACGACACATCCACCGCCGCAGGCCGCCTGAAGATCAATATTATGCTGGCTGTGGCCCAAGACGAAGCAGACCGCACCTCAGAGCGCATCAAGAAGGTGTTCGACGGGAAGCGCGCCCGCCTTGAACCCCTCACCGGGGACAAACCCTTCGGCTACACCATCGAGGGCAAGCGGTATGTGAAGGACCCTGAAACAGAGGCCGCCGTGGACGCCTTTTTCCGCAAGTACATGGCCTGCGGCTCCGTCTCTGCCACCCAGGACTACATCCGGAGCGAATACGGCATCTTTATCCCGTACCAGGGCGCGGACAAGCTGTTGCGCAGCACAGCCTATTACGGCCGCTACTTCGGCACGGACGGCATGTGCCCAGCGTACATCACCAAGGCGCAGTATGACGCCATCCAACTCATGCGCAAGCGCGTAATGCGCCGTCCCGCCCAGAATCGGGTATACCTTTTCTCCGGCTTGATCTTCTGCCCGGTTTGTGGCGGACGCATGGGCGGCCGGAAAAACCAGAACGTTATAAGCTCGCATTACAATTGCTCCAACCACTTCTGCCGGCGGATACCGTGCACCAATAATCGCTCGATCAGCGAGGCCAAGTTGGAAAGGTATCTGCTCAACGCGCTGGACGCCAAATTTGCCGAGTACAAGCGGCAGACATCCAGACTGAGCGGGGCCAGGAGAAAGGACTACAGCAGCGAGATCGCGGCGCTGAAGGGTAAACTTTCACGACTGAAGGAGCTGTACCTGAACGAGTTGATCTTCCTGGATGAGTATAAGCGTGACCGTGCAGGCTTCATGGCCAAGCTGGATGAGCTGGAGGCGAAGCAAGCCGCCTTGGCCGTGCCCGCCCCGAGCGGGGAAAAGATAGACAGCCTCCTGCAGGGAGACTGGAAGGGCATGTACGCCGATCTGCCCAAGGACAAGCAACAGGAGTTCTGGAGGATTGTCATCAAGGAGATCCGCCTTTATCCGGACCGCCATATAGAGTTTGACCTAAACCTATAAGCTGCGATTTTTCCGCGCAAAATAATTACACAAGATATATCCCTCTGTGGAAGGACTCAGATAAATTTTCGGCATGGGCATTCTCCTTTCCTGGTCATTCT